AATCGCATATCCAAAAGTTCTGTCGGCTTGTGAATTGTTCGCGTGGGTAACGGTGAAGGACTGCTTGTTTCTTGCGCTGACAAAGATTGTTCCATTCCCTACCTCTGTTGCCGCATTGGCCGTGGTCGGCATCAACAAAATGATGCTTTGCTTGCCAGCACGGAAATCAGTGACAACCGTAGATGTTGCGCTGGTGGCGCATGTGAAGCTGCCGGTGCTGTTGACCTTGCCATCAAGGATATTGTTGACGACTTGGCTGATCTGCCGTGGGTTCGTCGCCTCGCTTGGTAACGGCTGAAAGTTAGCGTCTACCAATGGACTGACCTTCGATGTCTACGCCTTGAGCAAAGTCCCAGTTACCGCTGATGTTCATGCGGACACGATGGAAGCGCCCCTGTGACCTGTGCTGGCAAAAGCCCTCGTCTGTCAGTGAGGCGGCTGTGTCAAAGCTTACGTCGTCGTCCTGACGGTCCCGCGCCCCGACTTGCATGGTGACGCTGCCATCACGGAAATACGGCACTGTTCTTGTCACAAGCGAGTGACGCCCGACATTGATGGGGTACTCACCTGTTTCAATCGTGCCAGCGAGGGTGCTGCCCGTGAAACTGTGTATCTTCTTGTCAACGCTGCCACCGAAGAAAAACGTGCCACCCTTGTAGAGCGCACTATCAAGCGGTGCTGGCAGGCTATCCAGATTGGCGGCGAGGTTGTCCAAGTCTTCTAGCGTGTAAGCCGGTGTGAAGAGCGGCGCTATAAGCTCTGCCCTCACCTCAAGCAGTGACCATTTTTGTATGGCGTAGTTGTAGACCAGTATCTTGTCCGGCGTATCGTCTGTGGAGTTTGCCGAGACATATGACCAAGCGACAAGCTGGTTTGACGGATCGACAGCACAAGACATCTTGTCGGTGTGCGCGTCGTCAAAGTCTTTCAAGAAAAACTCGTTGACCTTCTCCGCACCGATTGGCTGGCTCTGTTTGCCATCGAAGGCAAAGAAACCATCTTGTGCAAGGTAGAATGTCAGCCCGCCAACCCGTGCTACACTGTTGGGGAACGAACAGCCGCGCGATGTCTCAACCATGTTGATCTGGTAGATCAGCGGCGCACCAACATAATAAGCCACGGCGATGCCGCGTTCCATGAGGATGGTCGCTTGCTCACCGCCTGTCAGCCCTGTGATAGCGCCTGCGTCACCGCCGAATACATCTTGAAAGTCAGCTTGATTGGTGCCGACAGTCCACGATGTTTCGTCATTGATGCCCGACCAACGTACACGGAACGGCACCCTGCCCGACCCCTCGTCTATGTTTGCAGCCCACACCTGATCGCGCACAACGGTCAAAAAGTCTGCCTTTGGCGGAGAGCCAGCAAGGTTGCTGAACACCGTGTCAGATCCGAGCGCAAACTTTTGCAACTCTTCACCAGTGCCGCCCGCTGCTATGACGGTTGAGCCAAACTGAACAAAGCGCCACCGCTCTGCACCTGTCAGATCATATGCGGGTGAGCCTGACTTGCTCTTGTCGTCCAGATTGCTGGTGGACTGATTGAATTTGTAGAGCTTGCCTGCATCACCAGCGAACAGAGATACGTTGGCAGATGTGTCCTTTGCTGCGAACAAGCCCCGAATCCTGTCGGTTGCCGCGTTGCTAAATGACACGAAGCTTGGGAAGCTGCGATACCCTTCTGCCGCTGGCACTACGTTTGTTGCCGTTGTCACGCCGGGATTGTTTAGTGGTGGCTGGTCCGGTAGCCATTCGCCGTACTTAATCATTGCGTCAGCCAATCCCTAGTATTGCCAGTGACCGTGGCCCAAACCTCTGTGCCAGCCGTTTGCTCTGTCCACGTCTCGTCGCCAACAGATACAATCGTCCAATCCTCGCCCGGTATCTTGGCAATGACGACGGCGGTGACTGTTGCCGTGGCCGCTGCCGCACCGCTGAACACTGCGATGGTTGACCCACTTGCCGAGATGGCTGCGCCAGCATTGGCCGAGAAGGCCAAGACTCTGACCCCGGTAGCCGTGCCACTCGCTGTCACAGATGCAGCGGCAGAGGCAGTGCGGATGCGACCCGCAACATTGGTGGCCGTAACAGCCACACTGGCGGCTGCGCTCATGCGTGCGATGAACGATGCCGTGGCGGCAAATGTTACAGCGCCGGTTACAGATGCACTTACACCGCGAATACGGGTAAACGCATTGGTCGCCGTGACCGCAATGCTTGCTGCGGCCTGCGCCAGTACAGGCACCTGTATAGTGCCCGTGCCTGTAACAGCGACATTAGCTGTGGCGGCGGCAGAGGTAACATCAAACGCTGGGATGCTGTCGAGATTGCCGTAAACATCTAGCGCGTCAAGGTTGCCAATCAGATCGTCCAACTCGTCCATCGTAAACTGACGAGTGAAGTCTAGTCTGATTAGTACGTCTTCATCGTCCAGACTGCCGACAATACTGTCGAGCGGCGTCGTAATTTCATCCAGAGTCGGCTTTGCAATAGCCATGATCAGGCGGCAGTGATGTCCAGATCACCGACTGCGATTTTTAGTACATCACCCGAGGTTATGGTCTTGGCAGATGTGAACGACCCACTTACCAACATATTTCCAGATGATGAGGCATCAAACAAAGCCCAATGACTGACGCTGCCCCAAGTGCCTGTGGCCGCTGCAAACTCAATGGCAGCATCGTTTGACATGGTGCCGCTAGATGCTGCGCCAAAGCTAACAGCGACACGGCTGTAATTGCTGCCTGTCAGTTCTGTGCCACTAGCGTCATCATTGAAAGCGCCAAGAGACAGGCCGAGGTAGACAGCCGACGGTGTAGTGAAGGTTGCGTTAGCGCCAAGAACATCCAGCACCTTGTTCTCAGCGTAGTCAGAAAGTGCAGACATTTTTAGCTCCTATGATGATGCCGATGCGTTTTGCCGCTGGTAGATGCTCGTCATTTGCAGCGTGCCAGTGCCGTAGTGTGCGCGTTGCTCATCTTTCTTGATTTCTTCAATCGCGCGGGTGAATTTTTGGTCATAGACTTGCGCCCTGCCGTCATCCATCAAGTACATGTATGCCTCGACCAGAGCGCCGTTGAGATAGGCGTCGGGGTGACGTGACAGGATGGTGTTCGTGGCGTTTGTGTCAGACAGTGCTGTGATGCTGCCGATATAGACAATCTCCGCTGTGTAAGCGGAATCAGGTATTGGGCGAAACTTAATCTCGCTTCCAATGATGCTATAAGCCTGTGGCTTGCCAGTGCTGCCACCAAAGTCAGAGTCGAGCGCAGTTGGTGAGCGATATTCCAGAACAGTGTTTGGACTAGTGTTCAGCTTGACCTGACGCACCTCACGCAAGTCTGTCGGCAGTGCTACAAACTCATCGCCTACAACCAGTGTGGCGTTGGCCCGCTTCTCCTGGCTTCTACTCTCAAGCTCACGGGAAAGACGTGCCTCTGCAAGCGAGATGAAGTCGGGTATCTGCGTTGTCAGATCAGTGCGTGCCAGAAAGTTGGCAACGGCTGTCTTTAACTCTGTGTAGGTTGTGATGCTCATATGTTGCCACCACCCGATCTGAAATAACGATTGTCATAGTCATTCAGCCATTTGCGCCACGCCTTCGGGTTATCGCGTGGTTCGCCAAACTTTTGCCTAAGCTGCAAATAAATGATGTTGGGGATGTCAGCGACTTTCTGCCAATGCGCCTGTGTATTGCCCTGCAAAGATCCCTTCTGATAGGCGTTTTGCTGCAACTTGTTACTTTCCAGCACATGCTTGAAATGCTGCTTTTGCTCTATCGTCCAGCCGCCCTCTGGATTGTCGTGCATCCAGATTTCTTTGCCAGCGTCACGGTCATACTTGAGAAGACGTTTTGTCATGTTTGCCCCAATAAAAAAGGGCGACCGAAGCCGCCCTCTTTCTGGTTGTGTGGTTAGGTGTTAGCTGCCGTTCAATCCAAACACGACCGCATGACTTTTGGGCGCTTTGACTTTCAATGCCCACTCAATGATGATCTGCGTTTTCTCTGCGTCACCGCTGGAACCAATCTCGTTCTCCGAGAAGTTGCGTCCAGTTAGTGTGGAGAGGCACACAAAGTTAGGATCAATGAGGAAGATGCGGTCATTGCCCATGAACCGTGTCGGCGTGATGTCGAGCGTACCAAAGTCGTTGAGGTAAACCGCAGTAGAACCAACAAATGTTGGTGCCTTGCCTTCGGTCATGTTGACCTGATTGGTGACAAGATTGGTGCCACTCTGCGTCAGATCAGAGATGTTCGCCCTATTCGTGGCAGAACACACAAGCAACGAAGGGTTGCCGCCGTCAGACCATGCTTGCTGCATTGCGTTATCAATGCGCGCAAGTGTCAGCGCATGTGCTGTGCCCGTGGTGTCGGCAGTGTCAGTACCATCACCAGTTGCAAAGCCCATGTCAGACGGCTTGTCACCGTTTGTCATCCACGTCAGGAGCGATGCGGACTTACGCGGCTCAGAGGCAGAACGTGCGACGTTCGTGTTGGTAATCATACCTTCTACGTCACGCCTTAGCTCCAAGCCTTTAAGCACGCGCTGGTACGCTACTTCACGATCACGTCCAGCTTTATCTACTGCATCCAGCGTTTTGGATACGATGAAGCCTTTCTGTGAAATCTGGTGGTAGTTACCAAGACGTGCAGTAGCAGTGACGCCAGTGTCACTCATGTCAGCACCCTCGTTGACGTGATTGCTTTCATTCACGCTTGCGAGTTCTTGTGTCTGCCATTCAGTGAAAATGCCTGTAGAGGTTTCCTTCTCTACAGAAGAAAATACTGGGGTTTCATCAGAGTCCACTTTGTAGATGATGTCTGCAAGGGTCTCTCTTTCACCCACAGCGGTAGCGGTGGTGGCGGTTGCCATGATGGCCTCCTTTTAGTTGCCAGATTGAATGAGATAATCGACTGCGTTCTTGAAGCTTGGTGCTTGGTCGAACGCTGCACGACGCTTGCGCCGCGCACTTGCTCGGACTTCATTCTTCGTGCGGGGAGTGCCAGCCTTTGGTGTTTTCGGTGCTGCACGAACCTTCTTCTTAGCTGTCTTTGCTTGATCGCTGATCTTGCTCAACTGCCATGAATCATACAGCGCCTTGATGGCACGATGGTCTGACGCCTGATTGATTTCCTCTTGAGTATATCCATACTCTTTCACAGCAAAATCAATGAGTTCAGCACGTTCTGTCTGGCGAACACCTTCGTCTCGCCATTGAGGTATCTTGTCGAGCATCAGTTCCGATTGCTGGCCCAGATGTGTCTTCCACAACTCGACTTGCTCGGCTTGCTGTTGCTGACCAATACGCTCATTCTCTGCGCTGATCTGTTTCTTGCGTTCTTCCAAACGCTGGTGGTCAGTCCATCTCCTAGCGTATTCATCCGCCGGAAGCTCTTGTCGCAGTGCGTCCCAATCTGGTTCAGCGTTTGCTTGCCCCAGGTATTGCAACACCTGTTGTAGTCCTTGCTGATATGCGTCACGCTCTTGCGCGGTCTGCGCCCGCTCTGCCTCTAGGGCTTTGCGCTCTTCAGCGTTCTTCTGCATACCTTTTGTAAAAGCCGATTGACGTTGATAGCCTTTGGCAGCTTCCTCTAGCGTCACCTCAAATGTCTCTCCATCTACAGTGACGGAGACCATTTCCGGTTGCTGTTGGTCCTCACCTTCGGCGTCTTCCTCGTCTTCGACATCACCTTCCTCGGCGTCGTCTTCCTCAAACTCAGCTTCGGCTTCTGCCTCTACCTCGTCCTCGGTTGTCTCTTCCTCGGTAGGCTCTGGAGCATCATCTTCGATCAACTCCTGTGGGGCTTCCTCACTCACCGTTTCCGCTTCTGGCGGGGGTGTCATGAGTAGTCCCTGCGCTTCCGCGAACGAAAGCTGCGTGCTGGTTCCTTGCGGATTGTCAGCCATAATCTCTAACCTCTTTGTTGGTTGTCCAGATTGACCTGTGCAATCTTCCCGCTCTCAACCACGGTCTTGAAATGACCGCGCAGTGCGTTCAGTGCTTGCAACAGATGAAAGATCCGCTCACGGTTCTCTGTGTCCGCGACGGCTGTGTTCTTCCACGCATCTATGAAATCGGCCTCTAGCTTCTCAAAAGCCTCGACCACGAGCGGCTCACGCAAAAACGCTTCGGCCTTTGCTGCCCGATCTATCTCGTCCCGCCAGTTTGCACCCGACATTAGAGAAGCGTGTAACCTGTCAGATCAGGGGGGCGCTGGAAAAAGGACGGGCGCACTGCAAAACTCTGTGTGAACGCACGGTTTGCAGCATCAAAGTCAAAGCCGCTTGGAAGGTTTGCAGGCGCATCGTCAAGCGATGTGCGGCGAAAGAACATGTCGCCAGCGGGTCGGGAGGAACCCCCACCAGTGCCATTGTCCGCCTGCAACTCTCGCTTTGTCTTGCGACGGCACGCCTGCAAATCTTCGTCAAACACAAAGCCATCTGGACACTGATCGCGGCCTGTCAGCGGATTTGTAACAGGCGGGACAGTTTCGTCACTGCTTGTATCAGACGAGGCATTTGGATTGTCTAAGCCGGTGTATGTGGAGACAGGGATTGTGCCAATCACAGGCAAGTCAACAAAGTTGGTGGTCGTCACGCCACGGATCTGTGAGCCAGCCGGGAAAGACGTGTCAAAGTTTGGCACGCCATCAGCACCAATTCCGGCTGCAATCTGACTGCCAAGGAACCCACGATTATCAAGATTCCGCACCTCGGCACGAAACTGGTTCATTGCCGCGTCACCCTGCCCTGCAAGGTTTTCAAAGAAATCGCGCTGTGCGTTTGTCTGAAACCGTGGCGGTGGCGGGGTAGGCACGGCTGGACCGTCAATGCGCTCTAGGCCAGCACCAAGATCAGCAAAATATGAGCCATCAGGTAGAATTTGTTCGCCTGTAGTCGTGTCAAACACCTCACCGCCAAGACCAGTGATTGCTGACGGCGCACTTACAGAACTTACGTTGCCCATATTTACTGGCGTTGAGGTCAAGCCAATTGGCGCAGGCGGCAAATTAGCTGCAAAATCTTGGAACATTGACTCTGCAATGTCTCTGCGTAACGGCGTATCAAGCACAGGCGGTGGCTCTGACATGGGCCGTCCCATAGTCACTATGTCTAAAACAGGATCACGCTCTTGTCTTGGCTGTGAAGGCGCAGAACGAAAGTTCACCCCGTCTGTTTGACTACGCGGACCACCAAATGCCTCTTGCTCATAGTTTGCTTGCGTATCGTCTGCGGCGGGGCTGTCGTCACCTCCCCCGCCCTCGTCCGACGACCCACTGCCAAAGCAATACAGGCGCGACTGTATGCGCCGCTCCATGTCAAATCGGTCAAGAAACTTTTGCTCTAACATGCCCTGCTCTACCTCGTTCTCGCCGGTAGTAATGCCCGCGAACACCCTTGCCTAACTCGTCACCAAACTTGGCGCGTAGCTGCGTTGCCATCCACGGCGTATCACCGTATGGCGCTATGAAATCTGCAAAGAAGATGTTCTCACCTGATTTCCACTCGCTCGGAGCTACCGCACGCTCACCGCGCAACAACTCAAGCAGAATGTCATCACCAACAAATGCCCAGGTGGCAAACCCCACCATGCGGCCATCTCGTTGAAACGCCATCGCCTGCTTCAAGCTCATGGGCTTGATAAACTGACGCTTGAGACGCGCCATCGTCCAATCTTCGTAGGTGTTAGACGTGGCTAAGAATTGGCAAAGATCGCCAAACGAAATCATGCGCGTGGTAAGTTCGTGCTAATGGATGAACCGGCGGCTGCGGCCTGCGACCTTAAACTTGCCTCTGCGGCCAACTCTTGGCGACGTAGCTCTAGCTCTGCGGCCATCTTCTCACGCTTGAGAGCGATTTCTTGCTCGGCCTCAAACCGCTTCAGCTCAAACTCTTGCTGAATACGCATCATCTCTGGATCGTTAGACTGTTGCTGGGCTTGCTGCGCCTGTGCAGCTTGTGCCTGACTGACAGCCTGCGGCGTGCCAAAGAACCGCGCTGTGTCCTTGAACCCGCCAATCTCAACGATTTCCTGCAACATGGCCGCGTATTGCGACAGGCTGCACAACGGATTGTCCGGCCCTAGCTGGCTGATGATCGTCTTTCCCTCGGCCATCATCGCTTGAATAAAAGCAATCTTCTGTTCATCGTCTGCCGTGCCAAGCCCGACATTGACGATCACGTCAAACTCGCTGTCAAACTCACGCGGGTCCACAGGAACGTAAGTGTTCCGCAGACGCACAATCCGCTCTTGCTGTTGAAAGTCAGCGACAAGCTTCAAGATGCCACGAAAGAGATCCTTAACGCCTGTCTCGGCAAAGCTTCTCGCATATGCCTCAAGCTTGGCCTGTGCCCCACGCACCGTAGCCGCTACAGCACTTGCCGTGGTCGATTGCAGCGCGTTTGCATCCAAGCCCTGTGAGGCTTTGGACATGCCCGTGCGGCTTTCTTTCACCTCGTCCAGATAGCGCATCAACGGCTGAACCTCGCCGCCTACACCTTGGCCTGACAGGGTTTGCACCGCCCCCGGCTGACGTACCCGCACAATGCCGCCCGCCGTGCTGTCGAGCAAATCATCAAAGTTCACCATGCCTTCAACAGCGATGGTGCGCGGATTGACCGTCAGATAAGTTGAATCCAGATATTGCCGCATCAGCGTGGACTTGATGACTTGCAAATCCTCGGTCAGATCAAAAATCGACCGGCCAACAAGCCTGTGAGGCATCATAATTGGCGAGATGACAGCAAACGGGATGTTGTCAGTCACCTCATTCTCAAGGATGTAACTGCCGCTATCGCCTATCGACAGAATACGACGACGCTCTGCCACCCCATCTTCATCAAAATCCACCAGCATAACCGTGTCATACACGGCCACCTCTCGCTGTGAAGGATCTGATGGCGCTGTTTCAGAACCACTCTCAATATCGCCAAAGCGAACCTGACGCTCTTGCTCCACCTCAAGCTGCGGATAACCAGCATATGTCTCGATTTCATCCTGATCATAGCCCATCGACACAAGGTCACTGACCGTCATCATCGTGCGATGGCAGACAAACCGTGCATCTTCCAAGGATTTGGCGCGCCGGTTGAACATAAACTCTTCCGGCGGCACATTCTCAATCCTGATGC